AATGTCCTGCTGCAGATATGCGTCCGCCTGCGCCTGTGTGATTGTCATGCCGCTATGTACGCCCGCCGTGTGACCGTACCCGATGGTCCATACACCGGCGGCGCACCGGTATGCTGCCAGTCTGCATCCCTCGTACTGCTTGATAAGGTCAAGTCCTGCCTGTCCAATTCTTTTGTTCGCCATAAATTATCCCTCCACTTCCGGAATTCCTGCAACAGACGTGAGCAGCGACACAACACCCGCCACAATCGCGGATGATACTACCATCTTCCAATCTACTGCCGAGATTACTGCTCCGGTACCGATTACTGCAACCGCAGTCTGTGCCATCGTCTTAAGCGCCCTGATGCCCGCGGCTTTCGCCCATTTCTGCGTGTCTACTGATACTCTGAGTACACAATTTTTCAACATACTACTTTCCCTCCTCTAAGTCCGCAATGCGGTGATTGATAACTTTTACCTGCTCCTCGATGACCGGCACACGCTGCGCGAAGTTGTTGTGCATCCTTACCTCTCTGGTAAGCTCGTCCAACTTGCAGTCCGTGACCGCCTGCGCCATCTCAAGTTTGTGATCCGTCTTTTTCTGACCACTGCTGACCGTCATTACCGTGCCGATCAGCGTCAGTCCGCCTGTAATAAGTGCTGTGATGATTGATTCCATATCGTTCCCTCTCTTTCCTTATAATAAGTATAAAACACTGCTTATGCAGGTTTGTGCCAAACATGTTTAGACTCCAATACTAAAGAAATGTACCTGCACACGAGTCGCCAACGTAGCTGCCCCTCTATTCTTCACAGCCATATTGTACCCCTCCATGTTGCCGGTAAAGTTCAACGAGTTACCCGAGCAATTTATTATATAAATATATCCGCCATTCTGATACTCGCTCGGGATTGCCTGGTAAAATTCTCCGCCCGCGGCCAATACGATCTCCTGTTCATACAACCCCACATACCGCATAGCCTTTGCCATTCTTGTATCCGTCTCCGTTTTCGTGTAATATCTAGCATCATGATAATGCACGGCATTGGCTTTATTTTCGGATAAATATTTTCCCATCCGTGCAGATAAACAATCTGTACTGCTTGTAGATGCAAGATTATCCTGCACCGGTCGCCATGTATCCGTCGGTATCGTGGGTTTATTGCTTAAATCATCATAGCTACCTGAAAAAGCCACTGGCTTAAGATCAGACAGCCACTTTGCAATCTTACTAAATAGCGCAGACAACTTCTCGCCAGTGGTTATGTTGGCGCGCTCCGCCGCCGCCGAAAAAATCACCGTCGTAGCCGAAGCATCCCCCTCCCCGGCTACTGCCCCAACATCCGCCGCCGACAGACTTACATTCCCACGGCGGTAGGCTGCCTCCTTTGCACCCTTGACCCCCGTCACCGGAGTACCCGCCAGCACATCCCACTTGCCGTCTGATGTCTTGTAGATATTTGCACCGGCAGGAATTACATTCCCGGATCCCTCTTTAAAATCATCTGTGGTCGTAAATTCGTCTGAAATATTAAACATCCATCCTGCATTGGCATCCGCAAGCGCCGGAAGATCTGCAAAAGTACATGTGCCATGCGGCTGCAATCCACCTTTTAGTCCCTCTGATACGTCTTTTGCCTGCTGATAATAATATTTAGCATTATCAGAGTCTTCGCCCTCCCGGCTGCCGGTACCGCCAACGGCATAGCTTTCCGCCTTGGTTGCGCTTGCCGCCGCATCTGCCCGGCTTGTTTCTGCCTTTGCCGCTTCCACCTTAATCTTGGCAAGATAATTTGGCTCTAAGTGTTTTTCCTCGATGCTTCCTTCTTTCACGATTGCCGACACCTTACCATCCGTGCCAATGGTAAAAGCCACGGTATCCGTATCAAGAAACTCATACTGCGTAATCAGCGCCGACAAATCTATGTACTGCTTCGTGCCATCGATCAGAGTAAGTATGATCTGCTCCGTAACCGGGTCATAGTCAAAGTTGACAGCAATTTTCCCCATCTGCGTGTCAATGGTAATCTTTGATCCATTCTTTTTTGTGACAGTAATAATACCTGTCGATTCCTCGAACGCCACATCCATCACAAGCGTTGCTACCTCTGTTTTCGTGGCTTTTGTGGTATCCAGAGTAATCACACGGTCGTCAAGTATGTCTGTCGCACTGTCCAGTCTGTTAAGATTTACCTTATTTATAGGTGTTGCATCGCTCGGGTAATTTTCCCAGTTAATACGGTTATACGCTTTGTTCATACTTTTCCATCCTCTCTTTCAACTTTTCTATCTCCTCATGCTGTAGCTGCACCGTAGCGATCAGATCAGCAATCAGCTCTGTTTTGTCAAGCGCATAATAGGTATTGCCATCCAGATCTGGATTCTCGGAGCAGATCGCCCAGTCTTCATCTCCAATCGCAGTCAGTACCTCCTGTGCAATCAGACCATGCCGGTAATGTCCCGCGGCGTCATAGTTATAAATAAAGCGGCACGGACGCAGAGACTGTATAAGCGCTGCGCTCTTTTCCCGATCAAGAGATTCTATACCATGCTTTAACCGCTTGTCCGAATAGGATTCCCAGCCGTAGGACGAGATTCCTTTTCCACTTGAGAGCATTTGCGCTATGGTGTTTGCCGACGTGTCACGCACCGCCACAGCAGAGTAACTTGCCGTGAGTTCTCTCGTATCTGCTGCTGACTTCAAACCATCCGTTCCTATCTGCACGAGTGTTCCTTCCCGTTTCAGTTCAACCAAGTTGTCCGTACTCTCTGTCGCGTCAATATGCACATACCCACCGGTCATCTCCACAGATCCCCTGAGTTCCAACAAATCAGCTCTAATCTTTAATCCCTCTGCTGACTGGTTAATTTCCGAAACGACACTGTCCCGGGAAACTTTGCTTGTGATCCCCTCTGCATTGACCTGTATTGCCGCCGCAAGCTGTCCTTCTTTTTCCGTTGCCCGGCTGACCTCTGCAGTAATGCTCTCTGCCGTCTGGGTAATCTTACTGGATAGTGTGCCCTCGGCGCTCGTTGCACGGTTGACCTCTGCAGTAATGCTACTCGCATTCTGGGTAATCCTTGATGATAACCCATCTGTGGTATTTTTTACCTCTGCCCGGATTTCTGATGCTGTCTGTGTAATCTGTGACTGCAAGCCTTTTTCCACATCAACAATCGTTGACTTCGTTTCCTCAATCGACCGTTCGAGAGTATTGCTCTTCCCCTTAAGCTGCAGGATACTTCTCTGCACGCCGTTGACTTTGCTTGTCCGATACTCTTCCCCGTCAGCTTCCAGACTGTCCCTCATTGCCTGTATGCCTTTCAACGTGCGCTTTAAGATGTACGATTCAATCAATTTATACCGGGTCTGCAGCCGCACCGCATCGCCAACCTCTAAGCAAGGATTTCCCAGGCAATCCGCCGTAAACGGTCGATATGTAACGCCAGTAATTTTTGCAAGGACATTATTTGCTATACTGGTCAGTTCGTCTGTTCCCTTGCCATATAGCAAAAAGTTCCCCTCGATCACATATGCATTGTTCCCATTGCCAACGATAACTCCAATGTCGTTTTCTTTCTCCCGGATCTGAAGCTTGTCTATCGGGCAAACGGTATAGTCCTCATACTTTGCAGACACGTAGATGCCTTTCCCTATACCGTATGATTTCGGATCCCGCGGAAAAAGATCATCTGCCGGATAGAGGTCGTCCGCGGGGTAAAGCCCATCAATATTCTGCTCAAGATACACATAATGGAACTTCCCATAGCGTCCCATGTGACCCATGCAGCCGTTTGCTTCAAGAATGCAGGATAAGGTTTCTTTTCCACCTATGGATTCGCCCACCGTGCTTGTCTCCGCCGTACCGGTACTTGTATCTGTCGACACCGTGACTTCCACCGTCTTTTCGACGGTCATGCTGTCATTCACGAGTTCCACATCGTCCTGCTCCACATCGAAATGCGAAAAGAATGCATCCCGGAAAGATTTTAAGGTCATCGGAAACTTAAGCGTGTTGTACCACGCCGCCACATCCGCATTAACCACATCGTACAAAGCATCGTAAGCCACCACATCACGGTATTTTCTGTCTGCCGTAGGCGTATCGGAATAAACCTTATATCGTCCGATTTGAAGCGGATTCGCCGCATTCCCGCCGATCGTCATTTTTACAGTCAGCCACTTTCCTTTCATCGGTAAAAATACATTGGACACCTTGAACTTAATCATTCCGGCTTCACAGCAACCGAACGTCAACTCACTCTCGGAGCAGAGGCTTTCTGTCAGTTCAAATTCTTCCTGATGAAGTTCATTGTTCGTGATATTCACAAGCCCATCATCCGATGTAATTGTGATCTGCTTATCCACACTATTCTGTTTGAACAAATCCGCATACTCATAATCAATCAATTTACACTACCTCCATACCCAACAAACGCCAGCCGGAAAGAAGAATACTCCACGGTCGTCTCATCCGCATAATCAATGGTATATTCTATATCCGGCAGATAGCAGTCCATCGTTACATAATCGCCAAGTTCCGGCATCCACGCCGTGACAAGCGCTTTTTTCTCTGTCGCATTTGAATACTGTGCCTTGATGCTGTCCATCAGCGGGCGCAACGCCACTTCATCAATATCGTTTGGCGTTTCCCACTCAGCTTTAATTGCAACATTCTGTAAGGCCTCTCGATGTAAGATGCCGTTTGCATCCCGGTAAGAATCCAGATCTTGCCCTTTGATGCCGCACTTGAATTTCTTAGCTTCAATGTATCGGAAAGGAACGGTATAATCGCCTACCTTTATCAAAAATCCACCGTATGCCATTTTCTCCGCTCCTCTCTCTAAAAATCAAATGCCGGTCTGCCGGTTCTCCGGAAATAATCATTTGCACCCTCGCGTACAACTTTGAATATGCCGCTTTCCTCTGCTACGATCCGCACCGTCTGAACACCTTCCATTTTGCTTGCGATCATTTCTGCAAGCGGCTCCAGATAGGACAGGTTGTTTTCCAGCGGAAGTACCGCTTCCCGCCCGGCTTCTCCAATGTTTGCAAGGGTGCTACCGGTTGTGATGCCACCGTTAGCAAGGCGGGGGATGCTGATTGTCGACAATGTCTGCAGATTTGGGTGAAAAGTTCCGCCGCCCAGCCAATCCGGCATATCAAATCCAACACTGTTCAGCGCCTCCAGAACCTTATTAACGCCGATAATTATGCTATTTGCCATATTCTCGACAAACGATATGATAGAATTGATCTTCCCTTTGATTCCCGATTTGATTGCATCAAAGATGCCTAATACCGTCGTTTTCATACTTGTCCAGGATTCACGCCAACCACCCTTGATATTGTGCAAGGAATCCGAAATATGCCCTTTTATAGCGCTAATCGCTGCTTTCACACCATCTTTCATGTTATTCCAAATTGTACTCAAGATCAGCTTCATCGAATTCCAGATTGCCGAAAACATTTCCCGGATTCCAGACCACGCCTGTTCCCAGTCTCCGGCAAAAACGCCGACGATAAAATCAATGAGACCAGACAGGAAATCCATGATATTTGCCACCATATCAGACACAAAGCCGATAAAATTCAACACACCCTCAATAAGGCTCTGGATGATTGGCATCAGCACCGGCAGGATATTTTCGATGATCCACTCGATAACCGGCACTAGCACCTCTTCCCAGAGTTTTTTCACATTGTCTATGACTGTCCCCAGCAAGCCAAGAAAGCTGTCGAGCATCGGTTGAATGTGCTGCTCCATGACTTCGTGGAATTTGGTTGAAATATTTTCAAGCACCGGTTGTATGTATGTATTCCAGAATTCCAGAAACTTCGCCGAAATCTCGTCCAGTCCGTCCGTCAAGCTCTGTATCAGCGGATGGATATGTTCGTCATACAAAGTTACTACTCCATCCGTAAAATGCTGCACCGTGTCCGAAATCGTCCCAGTAACATCCGACACAACTTCAAGAATTCCTTCCAGCGCCGTCTTAATGCCGTCGCTGTTATTCACGAATGGATCGACAAACAAATGCATCAGATCATCTCTGAACTGTGCCACTAGAAGCGTTACTGTGCCAAATATATCCGAAAAAATCTGAATCAGATTTGCCGTAATCTGCTGCCCGTCCTCATTGCCGAATGCCTGGAACACAAAAGCAAATGCTTCCGCCGCTTCGCCCGCAAGCTGTGCCACGTCAGCGCCGATATCAAACATCCGAATGAGGTACTCGGTGATTCTGCCGCTATTCTGCTGCAAATACAGGTCGATGCCGCCAATGATATTCTGTGCGATCGTAGCCCCAATACTGACCACGGATGCGCCAATCTGACCAACACTGTACGCCAGCGTCATAACAAAGTTGTCTGCCGCCGCCTGCAAATCTGCATTTCCGAAAATATCCGACAGAGAGCCACGGATTGATTCGATACTGCCGCGAATATCTGCGATCTGACTGTCAATATCCAGCGCCGCCCACGTCTCATCCCATCCGCGGATCACTTCTGCCTTGATCTGCTTAAGATAATCGAGGAACGGCTGCAATTTACCGATCAGCGCGTCGCTTGTCGGCACTTCCTCGTACATCGTAGAGGCATCTGTTCCACCGCCACCGCCGCCGGAACTGTTTGAGTTAATTACATTCAGTTCGTCAAAACTCTGCAACGCTCCCGCCGCTTTCTTTGCTGCTCCCGCAGTACTATTCAATGACTTTGCATAATCCACCTGCTGTTGCTTCGCCCGTGTCCATGTGCTCTTCCCAGACAGTGCCGCCACAAGTTCATTCATCTTATTGACCGCCGTCGTGATCCAGCTGCAGAGTGTTACAATCGCCGGAATGATGGCTGATACAATCGGCGCCGCCAGCGTCCCCAGTGATGCTTTGAGTGTAGATGTGGCAGTTTTCAGCTCGGACATCCGCGAATTAAAGTCCGCGGAATACTTCGCCATATTCTGAATGCCCTCTTTGAAGGCGGCAACCATAGCATTAAAACCTTTAGTAATCCAGTTGAAAATGAACAAAGACAGCGTAATTCCCTTTAATCTTGACAGGAATGTTGTCATCAGCCCCGCCGATTTCTTAGCAGCTTTACCGACTTTCTCAATCTGTTTCGCGCCAGAACCTACCTTTGCTTCCTTGGCAGCAACCTCTTCCATTTTTTTCTTCGTAACATCAAGCTGGCTATTGACATATCGAAGCTTCTCGGATAATTTTTGGTACTGTGCCTCCGTTTTAGGATCCCTAGTTGTCAAAAATGCCTTCCCAGATTTATCTAATTCCAGCATTTCAGCTTCCAACTTTTTAACACTAATTGTGGCTTTCTCGGCTTCCTGCCTATACATGCTCAGAGTCGGATCTTCTCCAGAAAGGACAGATTCTTCCATCATCTTAAATATTTCCAGCCTTTTCTTAGCATCATTAAGTTGCTGATACAATCCCTCTGGTCTAAGATAAATCGGCTGTTTTAATGCCTCTTTTATTTTAACAATCTCATTGTATGCTTTCTCCTCTTTGTCTACTAACTCGTTCCATCTCTGTTCTTTATTTTCGGCAGGCATGTTTTTTAAAGCATCATTGTACTGTTCAAGAATATACTTAGCATCCTTAAGCTTATTCTCTAAATTTGCATACTCTTCCGTCGGAATCTTCTGCTGTTCCAGCTTGCGCATTTCATCTTCAAGTCTTGCGGCTTCCTTGGCGGTTTTCTGAAACCGAGCTTCCAACTGCAACAGCTGGCTGGATGCTTTCCCGTTTTCTATCAAAGTCCTTATTCTAATTTCTCCATCATATCCGCCAGCCATATGCAACCCTCGCTTTCTAACCTAATCCCAATTCCTTTTCTGCTTTCTTCTTGGCTTTGATCTCCGCCATCATCCGGTCATACTCGTCGATGGCACCTTTTTCATTCTCTGTATACTCTTTTTTAACTTCCGGTTGATCCAGTGCATAGATCTGCTGTGCTTCCTGCACAGCTTTTCTTTCTTCGTTCCCCATCTTCCCGGTAACTTTCTTCCTGCGTATTTCAATGACCTGCTGAAATGACGATTGTTCATGCGGCATATTCCAGAGCAGACCGTTGAACATCCACCAATGCATATCATCCAGTGAGAGGTCTATCCCATATATCTGCCGGAAATCTGCATAAATGCGCCACTGGTCGACATCATAGTCAATCAGCCGGCGTTTATCCTGTGAGGAACCCGGTTTATCATGAAACCAGCCATTCAAGAACCACTCGACGCATTCCTGTAACTCATAGCCTACCGGATGCTCCCGGTCATCAAACAGCAGCCAGATCAGTGCATCACTCTTCTCGTATTCATTCAGTTCTTTGTCGTACTGGATAAGAAATACCTGTATGCCGATCCGGAATGATGTATTGACCCTGTATCCGTTCCATTCATCCGGAAGTGGGTCGAGCATGACATTTATCATGCCCTTGCCCCTTTTCTGCCGGAGTTATACCGTTTTCTGGTCATCTCGTAACGCTTGCCGAAGAGTTTATTCATTACCGGGATAACGCCCTCGACAAACTCCACCAGTGCCGTTTCATCCGGCGTAATATCGCCGTAGATGCTCTGAACCGTTCCCTCGCCGAACAGTTTGTCAATTTCCTCTGCGATCTGTTTCAGGTATCTCACGCGGATACGATTGATCTGCAACACCCTCTCCACATCAACCTCTCCAGAAACCGTTTCGTCCTGCTTGTGTTCTTTTTTCCATTCCGCCGCTTCCTTCTCGCAGTTCTCCGAGATTTCCTGCAGGTTATTGATGATCTGTGCAAAATGTTCTGCCGTGTCCGCATCTGCCACATTCACGCTCAATACTGTGATAAGATCTCCATCCTCATCCTTAATCGCAATCTTTTTCAGACCACTGTTTAATTTCAACTCTTCCATAAAAATTACCATCCTTTCAGAAATGGGGCAGGACTGAAAGGAACCCACCCCATTATGCTAATTTTTGATTAACACCTTATTTTGCCGCCCAGGAATGTGAGCCGTCCTCGCTGCTGATCGTGATTGTTCCAAGCTCCACATCTCCGTTACCATTGATCTGGATAGCCGAGGTTAATGTGTCTCCACCTGCTCCGCCAGTGCTCGACGGGCACACAGTTACCGGAACGCGGATGCAATCACCCACACCGGCCGTCAGATCCGTCTTGTAGTACCGGTAATAATAGGTCTCACAGGCTTTACCGGTCGGGAATTTTTTAAACATATCGTCGATCGTTTTCTGCATATCATCCGACAGATACTCTCTCTCCGGAGACATACTGAGCGCATACCCTTTCACGGTATTGCTTGCGCTCTTCATATTGACGTACTGCTTAGAATCCGTGCTGGGTCCCCAGTCCTCTGTGATCTCTGTGTAACCATCGCCCATCTCTGCCAGTTTTCCAGTGCTGCCACCCATGAGCAGCCCAATGTCGAGCAGAGATACCATGTTTGTTCTGTCCTGTGCGAAGAACTGTAAATTAAATTTCATCTTCTCCATCCTCCTTATTTCTTGCAAAAATATTTCATCTGCATATTCACAGCGTAAGCTACTGTTTTCTCATTCTGTCCGCCGCCGAACACCGGGGATGTCCTAGCGATCGACTCCAGCGTCAAATGCGGATCTGCAAATTCGATTCCACTCTCTTCCATCCATGCTGCCAAATCATTTAACATCTGCTGTGCATCCAGACTCGCCTTGTTGGTGGTCGGCGAACACTTATAAATCATCTGAAATGGCATCTGTGCTACATAGCTGCCGCTGATATACTTTTTCAGATATACCGCGCCCTGCAGCGGGAACACGCCGATGGACCTGTCCTCATTGATGGAATTCCACTTCACGGTTGAATTGTCCGCCTTAAATCCCCGCGGATAATCCGGATATGCCATCACCAATGCAAGAAGCCCTTTTCCTGCGTTCTCCGCATCCAGGATAGTAAGTTTTTCTAGTTCCGCCATTTATACACCTCCTACCTCAAAATGCGACAAGATATCCTCATACTTGTCTACGGTCGTGACCTTATAAACATCATCGAAGTTCTCATGCATCCACTCATACGCACACTCTTCCGGCAGTTCCACATCTGTGCAATCTCCCTTAACGAAGAAATCCTCCGTGGGGTGGAATGTGATATAGTTCTGTTTTTCCTCTTCCGGCAGTGCATCCCATGCTTTCGGGGGAAGGTACGGCTTTACCATTTTGCCAAGGTTGGCAAAATCTATGTAGAGTTTGACTGCATCGGCGCTGTCCATGCCGCTCTTGGAGACATTCGCCCCCTTGGTTTCCACAAGGTCTACGCCCTCAAGCAATGTCGTATAATACTTCTCTTCCTCGGTTTCCGCATTGAATGAGCGGTTGAAAAGGGTAACCGTCTTGTTATCGAAGAATCCCATCTCATACCCCCGCATACAGCAATCCGGTGCCGGACAAGTATTCGCACACCGTGTCATAACAAAGCCGGTTCTGCGCCGTCTTGTCGTTCAGCACCTTATCAATCAGCGTCTCATTGGTCCCGAAGCTGATCGACCGACCGCCGGAAGACATCGACTTCACATTACCGCCCTTTTCATCACTGGCGTGCGTGGTCTTAAAATCAACCTGATAGAGCAAGTCCGCCAGCGCACAGGTGGCTTTCTGAATCTTCTCATCGTATTCCTGCAAAGATTCCTCTGTAATGTTCCCGTAGGTCAGCTGATCCAGCTTCATAGCTGCGCGATCTTCCCACTTAGGGAAAAGGGATTCCTCGATAGAATCCCCATAGTATTTATTCTGATAGAAGTCATACGTGGTATATCCCATCTTGGAATCCCCCTTTCTTATGAGAAATCAACAAGCAAATTCTCGTTGAGTTCCTTGATGCCGTAGATCATATCAAAGGAAATCATATCCTGCTTGTGCTCGGAATCGTAAGAGAATACGACACGGACACCGAGACCATCTGTGGATGCAATGTATGCGTTCTTATTGCCCATCGGCAGTTCAAGGTTACGGGTCACAAGTGCCAGACCGTTCCGGTGGAATCCAAGAGCATGCGCCTTGTTCACGACAAAAGCATCTGTTGCTGTCGCGATGGTCTCCGGGATGTTCTGATCTACCTTTACCGTGCCGGCTCCAGATGCAAGCGTTACATCCTCGGTCACAGTGTAGAGATATCCGTTCACGATAAGCTGATCACCTTTTTTGATGGTAGCCGCCGCTGTCTTTCCGTCAGAAACAGTAAACTCTGTGGCATCCTTCGTTCCGGTAACCTTGTAGGATGCAACGGTTCCTGCGGCATCGTTCTGGTTCTCCGGGCAGTTCTGGGACATAAAAGTCTCACAGGTATACACCTTGCCGATCTCGGACTCTTTCAGTGCGATAGAATCTCCCTTGTAGCACTGCTTTGCAAAGTTATCCAGCGTGTTGTACTTGTACAGGATCGTCGGCGGCAGAATTAAGCGTCTGTCCGTGCGCGGTGCCTTTGCCTGATCCAGCGCCTTACCAACGCCGGCAATGTCCGAGATTACCGGTGTGCCGGACACGGTAGCTTTCTTCTTTGCTTTCGCAATACCGACCGCCAGAAGATCGGCGTCGATCTGCTGCGCCATAGCCTGCATAGCCGGCGTGATTACCTGCTCGGAAAAATTCTTGATATCAAGAGTCATCTCTTTGGCACCCACATTAACTGTGATATCTCTGAATCTGTCCATCTTGACCGTCGTAGATCCCTCTGTAATATCCTGTGCCACCGTCTGACCGGTGAAATTCTTCGCCACGAATGTAGCCGGTTTTCTCACGGTAATGGTATCGCCCACCTTTACAAACTCCTGGGAATAATCTCTGTGCACGAGATTCGCCATTGTAAGGTTACTCTGCAGTACCATCAGTGCCTCGTTCGCAATGATCTGCGGTGTTAAAATTGTGTTTGGCATAAATGTTCCTCCTTATTACTGATTCTGTTCGCGCCACTTTTTGTATGTCGCATAATCCATTTTGTTCGGATCTCCGGTGATCGGCTCGGTTTTTGCTCCGGCTCCCATCGGAGCAGTGAATGTTGCCTGATTCTGTTCATTCTGCTGCGCCTGTTCATCAACAAATGCGCTCGCGTCATTCTTCTTGGCATCTTCCAGCAAGTCGTTGAATCCGATCAGCTTACCATCCTTGACGGATACGTTCGCGGCAATGTCGCTCATAATAGCCTTTTTTGCGGACGCCGAAGAGAACTTGACACCCTCAAATGCCTTTTCTAGCAAGTCACTTTTCTCGCGCTCTGCAATCTTGGCATCATAATCTTTCTTTGCCGTCTCAGCCTTCTCTTTCCACTTATCACGCTCTTTTGTGATGGTTTCAAGGTCTTTGCCGTCGAACCCCTTTAAAGTCTCTTCCGCAGTCTCTGCGCGGGTCTTATACTGATCGCGTTCTTCCTCTGCCTTTTTTACTTTCTTATCAAGTTCGCCCTTGGAATACACTTCCTCACCGATGCTCTTCTTGATGGATTCTTTCTGCTCGTCTGTCAGTTCTAAGCCAAGTTTTTCAAGTTCTGCTGCAACTTTTACCATGTTTCACTCCTCTTTCTTTCTAAGTTTTTACTCCGGTCAGCCCGGCGCGATCGAGTTGCTATTTGCCCCATAGCTGGCAATTTGTAAAATAAAAAGCACGCCCAAAACAGGACGTGCCATAACAACATCCTATAATTTTTGTAGGGTAGCGGGCGGATTCCTGCGTTCCGTCCGGTGCTATTCATTTGTTAAATATATTGTAGCATGCGATTATAAAAGATTTGTGCCATTTTCAAGCACACAAAAAGCACCTATATTTCAAGGCGCTTTTCTCTATAACACATATGAAAGGGGGTGCAAATGGATGAGCAACTTCCACCTGGCAATATTATAATAACTCATACTGGTACATAATTTGTGCCAAAACAAAAGAGGAAGCGCTATGCTCCCTCTCATCTAATACCACGCAACCGTTCCTTCTGTCTGTCCTCTGCCAATCCCGTGCATTGCATGAATTGCATATAAATTTTCAAAATCATCATCTGACTCTTTTACAACTTCCCTTAAACCATTGTCATAGTCTACTGCGACCATGCCTGGTGCATTCTTGTTTCCTTCCGGGAAGTATGAATAAAAATATTTAGTTCCGATAATCTTTTCAAGCAAAAATTCTAACACTATTCTCTTCCCCTCTCCTTCAAATATTGTATAAGCTCCTTCTGGTAATTATATGTCTTTACCACTTCATTATGTACCGGCTCATACGCTATGTCAAGGTTTTCCCCCATAACATTGTATTCAGCTAATTCATGTTTCAGTAGCGTTATATCGTGCGGCTGTATATGATTATTATTCCTCAGTCTTTGCCATGACTGCGCCATTTCATAATCCGGATCAAATAAATGTATTGTCCCATCTTGGAACAAATGCTGATTGATATATATGTGGTCATATATCTTCTTTACATCTACCTCATCCATTCCACTATTCTGCGCCACAGCTTTAACCTCGTATTCGGGATTTCTATTTCTAGTCTGGGTGTATAAATCTTCAGCTATTTTCTGACGTTTGCTACCATCTGGATCATTTTTATAATTATATACTGCTCCAGAAGTCCCACCGCTTTTCTGTGTATTTCCGGCGTTCGCATTACTATACGCCGTCGCCCTGCCGCCAGCACTCGCTTCTGGCTCCTTTTTCTCCCAAACACTTCTATTTTCGACTACTCCATTTTTATATGTATGCGTCCGGATGGCTTGCTTCTTAAGCCCGTGTGCCTTACAGAAATCATCGTAATCCCGTTTTTTCTTTCGCAATTTAGCCTTTTGTGCGTCAATCTCGGCTTGCAGTTCCCTTTTCAGCTCCGGATCATTCGTCTCTGCTTTTGCCTTTTCCAGTGCATCTATAATCCGCTTCTGCTTACGGATATCACGCTCCCTTTTGCGCTGTTCCTGCGTATAATCATATTTCTTTTTGTTGGACTGTCTATTGTTTCGCTTGTATGGATTATGACTAAATCCTGGATAATATATCGTAAATGTATGCCGGCAGTTCGCGCCGCACAACCCCTGCACCGTTCCAAATCCTGTTGCACTGCGAAACTCCGGATATTTTTTTGATTTCCCGCTGATAGAATATATCTTCCCCTGCCACTCCTGGTGCGCTGGGCGTGCATCCTCGTGTGACGATACCAGTACCAGATCCTGTCCGGTCGCTTCCGCCAAATCCAGCACCAACTTTGCATTTGCCTGATTTACGCCGGTTCTCACTGCGCGGAGCACTGCAACCTCAATTGTATCTTTATGACCACTCGGGTACTGGATATATGTGCCGTCCTTCGCAACCTTCTTTATGGCTTCTCTCACCGCTTTCTGTGGTCCCATTCCACCACGCACCATCCGCGCCGCTTCATTGCAGGCATCCTGGAACTCATTACTGCCCGAACGTGCCACACCCTCATAAATTTTATTGATTTCATTTTTTGTCCGGGAATACACATCCTCTAACAGTTCCTTTTGTCTGGCAGAAAGCTCTTTTTCATTGATTCTACCGTCAATAATCTTCTCAGATGCCGTTCCAGTCTCATTTGCTCCCTCCGGGATTGGATTATTCAAAGTTTCCTGCACGCGTTTATTAACCTTGACTTTTCCGATATTAGTTGCCGCCTGCTTAAAGGCTTTTTTTACCTCTTTCTGGATCCCCGGTGTTGCTTTCTGAATTTCCGCCAAGATATCTGTCTGCGTCACTCCGGCGCGGCGTAATGTCTTGATGGAATACTCGTCCGACGGAGAAAATACTACTTGCCCAGTCTTTTCAAATCTAAGAAGTAAATTTTCCACTATCTTGTCAATTATCTTCTGATTCAACTCTGAAATTTTCAGTTCCACCCCATCAGTGGCTTTCACAAGCTCGTCTGGTGTCATGCTACCTCTTTCCTGCCGCCTGTCTGGCAACCTTAAGCCATGTACGTTTTCGTTCTTCTTTGGCACGTTCAAACCAGTGTGAGCCGGCTTTTCCATGCGCCACCTTGCTATACTCTAAATCCTGGTCAGTTAAAACCTTAATAGCCTGTGGTCTCGCCCATGCACTTCCGGTCTCTGGGTCAACCATAAGTTTTCCATGATATAAATATCGCGCATAATCTGTTGTATCAAGCACCAGCTCACCGCTCCCTACATTTTCCCGGTTAATCATCAACGTCTGTCTCGTTAAGTTTTCCGTATCCATGGGAATGTAGTCCACCATATCGGTAAGTATCTGATTATCAAGTGCACGCTGCGATGCAGACATATATCGCGCCAGCCTGTCAAAACTGACATCGATGCTCATACAGTCAGTGCTTGTCTTGATGTGCATTTGACCAAGCTTTTTTAACCCTATGTCCTGTTTCATTTTCTACCTCAGCGCAATAATCACATTTATTCCTCGCCGAACAATCCTTCTTTTTCTCCCCCGCTTGCTTCCTCCACCGCCGCCTTGGCTTCCTCTTCTGAATATCCTTCAAATCTGACAAGGTACTGCCACTTCGGAATATACCCAGAGTTGGCAAGCGTAAGGTTCCGCATCCTGTCCTCTTCCTCGTTGTAGGTAATGTCCCCGAAGTCATACTGCGGTTCATAGTCACCAACTGACGCAAGGCCATACAGATCAGCAAATACAGACTGCGCATAGAATAAATCATCGAGACACTTCTGCATTGCATCCCGCACATCCTTGATAAGCTGGATGGTTCTGCGATCATCGGATTCTACCTGTGTGGCAGTTACCATGCCGGTTTTCTCGTCAATCACGAAATACCCATTGGAGAACCCACACTTCACACCGACAAGGGATAACTGCTGATTGATTCCGCTCTTTCTCGTGTCCGTGTTCAATGTCGGGTTGACCTCATGGTACGTTTCCTCTGCATCCATTCCTGCCATTGCCTTGAAAAACTTAGGCAATTTTACATGTGGTCTTACTGTGTTGCCTTTCTCGTCCTTGTATGCCGGCTTTTGAATCAGCCTGTCATCCACTATGACCATCCTCCGGCTTTCCTCGATTTCCTCCGCATTCCGGCTATACGCAATATCTAAATCTTTTAACTCCTCGATCGCATCTGCAAAGGCTGATAGTCCGAGAGGACTGCTCAAATCAATATCGTTAGAGGACGGCATCCGGAACAACCCGAACAGCATCGAATTGATCTGCTCGCCATTCTTTTTTGTGATATGTACGTCCGGCTGCAGTCCAGACCACATTGTCATGCTTAAATCAATCGGCTTCCCTATTTCCCCGGCATTCTTCGATACGAACGCTCTGTTCGATATGGAGTAGTAAGTTGTCTCGGTGTACTCTTCCGCATCCGACATCCTCACGCTGGCGGTAAAAAATCTGTGGTATTCCAGCTTTGTGAAATACTCGTCTCCCTCCCGGTAGCTGTCCTGGAACACAATGCCGGTTATGTTGTGATTTCCATCAAGGCTTGTTATCTCAAATCTATCTGGCGTTACCAAATCCACGCCGGTTCCGTTCGGCTTTAAAATAACTGTACCACAGGCACACATAAGTTCCGTCCACTCCCGGATGCGGTCATGCACAGACTTCTCCCAGAACTGCGTCATGTACTCTTTTCTCGCTCCGTCAAACGTCACATCAATCGCAAGCGTAGCAAGTCTGCCGATTTCTCCACAGACGAATTTCGCAAATTTGATTGTCTTAATTCCCTCTTCCGGGTCTATCCAGTCCGGTTCGCCCTTATAAATCAACATCCAGTTCTGGATTGCCTTTTGCATATCCCCGGATGTAATGCCAGTCACTTTGAACTGGTCTTTTACTTCTGACAGGAACATTCTGCTCCACCATTCTTTGATAGCTGACATAATTCCCATTGTTTCCTCCTAAATAAGTCCCCTGTTATATCTTCTTGCTACTGTGTAAATAAAGTATCTGATAAGGTCCATGTGGTGGTCGTACTCCTTGATTACCCTGTCTTCTCCCACAGCTTTCTCATCCCAGGCATACGCTCCAAACTCTTTTTGCGTCTCCACACAGCTTTCGTGGATCTGGAGCATACCGAGATTCAGATACTTCGTTACCTCCTGTATTCCGTTCAGAACGTCATTATTTCCGTCCATGCAGGTAAATTCCCCGTATTTCCGGATTGTGGCTTTCATTGCTGCCGCTGACGGGTCGATAACGATTGACGTTATCGGGAAGTCCCCGGCGATTTCCTGTATCATTTTGTAATATGCTTCGTTGTCAATGGTTACGCCCTTTTCTCTGCCGGAATAGTGCCCCTCCCGGAGCATCCTCACCCTGCCGCTGTTCTGCAACTCCATCAGCCCTACCGCGAATGGGTTCATAGTTCCGTAGTCGATGGAAAGATAATAGGATGACTGCGGGCTGTACTCATATTCTCCGTGGAAGATGTTCTTTTCCTTATCGAACATTCCATAGACCAATCCCTCGGCAATCACCCACAGGCCAAGGATAAAGCGGTCATAGAATACTCCGCTATACATTGCCCGGTATCGCGCCTTTACCTTTTCAGAAAGAGAAAGGTTATCGTCCATCGTAAAATGCAGATATATGATTTCTTTCAACCCGTCCGGCTTATTTTCCTCGGCTGCTTTCTGCCTTATCTCCTCAACCTTTTTCTTTCCAAGATACCCGGTTGATTTATCTATCCAGTTTTCCTTGAACCAATGGCTGGGGCTGTCCGGGTTGCAGTTAAACCAGAACTTTGAACCATCCACAGAGCAACGTCCTGTTGCCTGATTCACGAATGATTCCGGCATGAGGGCGACCTCGTCAAAGAACATACCGGCAAGTGTGATACCCTGTATCAAATCCTGCGACCGTTCATCTTTTCCGCCGAATATGTAAAAGAAATTTACAACTTCGCCCTTTGAAATCTCGACCATGTTGTCGGAGCGGTGGTCTGCTACCTTGTAGCCACGGCTCTTTAGCATCAGTTTTAACCAGAACAAAACATTTCGCCGAAAGGAGCCGATCGTCTTTCCTGCCATGCCAAGGTTTTGCTGGTTGAATGTACTCATAGCCCACAACGCAAAACTAAGTGACATGCTGAGTGTCTTACCGCTTCGGATCGCTCCGTCCGCTATGATGCCGTCCATATCCTTTACTGGGGATGTATCGCACCACCAGGTAAGGACTTTCTTTTGCTTGGTCGAGAACGGGCGAAACTCAAAACCGTTCTGCTGGTACTTCCTTTTCATCCGAACAGCATTTCGCATGATGTTTTCTTTTAACTTGGCTATGCGTCTATCAATGCTTTCCCAATCATTCATCCGACCACACTTCCTGTGCTGACGCATTCAGGGCTTCTAAGAAGTTGTCCTGCTCCGGTGTATCGTCTGCACCCTCTTTGGTCTGCATTTCAAGTTTGAGCATCTCAAGTTCAAGTTTCCGCTTGTCAAATTCTCTTCGGTGCTTGTCGTCTGGATTCATCTCAAAGAACTTCGTGAGCCAATCAATCGCCCTCTGTTCGTCTTTCATGACCACAGTCAAGCCGTTTTGTCCCTCTGTGATGCTCTTAATCATCTGCGTATCAACCTCACTGGATTCCCTTGCCCTCAAGGAATTAACCCGAACCATCCGACCGTCTTTTGTTTCAATATCTTCCCGCCCGAACTCCAGCACATTCCCGATATCACCGAACGCAATCCTCATCTGCAATTCCACGAGATCCTCTGTTCCGGCTACTATCTGCTGCCGCTTGATCTCTTTTAGGCGTTCTATCTCTTCTCGCACCTTAGTATTTCTTAGTAGCATGCAGCCATTAACCATTGCTGTATCATACTTGCATCCATATGCTTTCTGGTAACTTTGCGCCGCATTGAACGTCTTGCTGTAATATATACAAAACATCTGCTGTTCCGGCGTAAGGTCATCATTCTGTAGTGTCTCTTTTGTACCGTCATCTATGGGCACTGCTTTCTTGTGTGCACCCTTTGGCTTTTGTGTGCACACCTTTTCTATTTTGTGTGCACCCTCTCCCCTGCTCCATCCATACCGTTTCTTCCAACTCTTGACAGTGTTGACAGTGGTTCCGTACTTCTCCGCTATCTCCTTGTATTTCATTCCTGCCATATAGTCCTGTTCTGCTTTCTCGTAATTCTCCACTATCTCACTTCCTCTCTGACAAAATAAAAAGGACATACCGTTATGGTACATCCTCTTAAGCAAGCGTCCGGATTCGAACCGGAGTTATGGCAATCACCATGTAATCCCCCTATACGACTACTTGCTAAGATAGTACCATTTGGTACATCCTCATAATGCAAGTTGCCCGGAATTGCACCGGGCTCTCCGCTGTGCGGTGTTCTCCTCTGTGAACTACAGCCTTGCATATAGAATATACCATTTTCTTCTTATAAATTCAACTTTTTACGCTTCGTTTCCCATGATTTCAGTATTTTATCAACCCTCTTGCTGTCCTTAACTGATACCCCCGGATAAGTTCCGTACTCGTCATGCTCATATCCGTTATGAGTATGTGGTAATGCTCCATTGTGCTTTTTCCCTTTTACGTCAATCTGCTTTACCCTTTCCCCATCTGCATCATGAAATGTAATATACTTAATGTCATTAAACTTATCTACCGTGGCATATATTCGCCCAGGTGTCATTGTTTCCATTGGTGATTTTGCGCCACCATCATTTGCTCGCACCACCTTTACATTACCGAACTGTGCAAGGGTTTTGTATTCCGTTCCGTATCTTTTTCCCTTATCGCTTAATCTGCTGCTTGCTCCTCTGCCGCCCATTTATCTTTCTCCTGTAAATCAATGTCCTTTCCAACCTTTTCTTGGCTTTGGACCCGCTTTGAGCCAAAGTTCATCTAACTGCTCACTCGTTCTCTTCCTGTCCTCTGCTCGCTGTTGTTCTCGTGTCGCTGCTTGTTTTGCATTATACGTTTTCACGCCATACCCAAGATTTTTAGCATTTTCCATAATCTGGTTTGCAGACAATGCTATTGGATCTCCAGATTCGCTATATACTTTTCCATTTCTTACTACATAGCTTACTCTGGAACCTTTCATATCAACATCAAAAGCAACTGTTCCACCGCCACCAAGCCCACTAGAACTACCGCGGCCACCAAAGAACTGTAAATTTATTTTCATTACCATTGTGCCGCCTCCGCTTCATGCCATTTCTCGCTAAACTGCTTGATATGTACGATATTCCCCTTACACTCGTCTGGCACTCTGCCATAAAAGATAATCTGTGTAGGCTGTAATCGCTCTACCATCTCCATGTATCCTTCCAGAAACCTTTGCTTCTTCTCCTTGCTGTTCTGTGTGCCGACAGAAAAACCCGCCACAACACTTTGTGTAGGTTCTCCATCGAAGCACCATTCAAAAGACTCCCGGTCGCTCCAACAAATCGTAGGAATGACGTTGATGCCGTACATCTGCCAGTACGCGCCCAGCCAGTGTTTACGGTAATGATTATATATCTGCAACGGTTTCGGGAAATCCGTATACAGGCTAAAATCCGGTGTTAACACATACTTGAACCGCTGCAGCATCGGAATGTATCTATCCGGATCTGTCCATACTCTGGTAAACTGGTAGTCATCCAGGAAGAAGTGCACCGCCTTGCTCTCTGGTTTTTTCGCGCTCTTGGCATAGTTAAACCCGATAAATTCTGCATTGTCAAATTGCGTAGGCTCTATCCCAGGTATGTCATACCGACCAACACCCTCAAATAACATCCGCTGTGCATTTTCGTAATTCCTCTGTGCTTTATACATGGCATAATCCTTTCTTCATATCATAATTATAAGGCAAGACTACAGTGAATTTGTGCCATTTTAGGCATGAAAAAAGAGAGGTTGTTATCCCTCTCTTCCCCATACAATCATATACTGTCCGTTCTTCTCTTCCACCAGCCGCGCCATCCTCTGCCGCATTAACCTCTGCACTGTCCTGCGCCGCCTGTAAAAACTCCGTCTGCTGATCGGGAGAATGCCGTAGTGAGCTTCCAGCATGTCGTAGCTGGTGCCGCGCACGATGGATTCTGTCAGTTCCGCAGCAATAAAGCTGTCCACGCTCATGCAGATCTCGTATATCTCTTTTTCATCCACGCACATTCCCCCTTTAAAACTTTCTTTTCCTATTCCTCTCCCTGCCAAATCTTCGGTGTCCCGTCTGCATTGAGCATAACGGTACATCCGGTACCATTCCGCTGATACACCAGATACATGACGCCTGTGTCTTTGTCCGCATAGATACCGTAATCCCGCCAACCTTCTACCAATACCATCGTATTATCCTGCCCTGCGCTGACGTTCGCCATGTCACTGCATCCGGCGATCAAGAGTGTTGCTGTTAAAATTGCTGCTAAAATTTTCTTTTTCATAACTGCTCCTTTTCTCTGCTCTCTTCTTCCTCGATTGCCTTATAAAACTCGCTCGCTTTAATTTCTGTCATAAAGTCGAGTAGCTTTACTTCTACATTCTCCGCCGAACCATATAAAACATCGCCGATCATAAAGCACCTTGTGCTATATTTCCCACAAAATCTCATTCCGTAGCAGAAGTAATCCGGTTTTTTCGGCTTTGGTACCGTCTTTGCAATCTCAAGCCAATCCTTGGTAATTTGACAGTTTGCTCTGAAACGTCTAACACCGTTTTCGTAATATAATTTATTTTTTGTAAACATACCCTGAAATTTCTGCAAATCATTTTCAGTTGGAATAATTATTACCGCTCTATCGTCTGGAATATATTGCGTCGACTCAATCCCGTGTTCCTCCGAAAATTTCTTAAATGCCTGCGCATTCGCTTTTACATTTTTCTGATACTGTACATATGCTTTATAAAAATCACTGTCTTTGTTAATTGTAAAAAATTTCTCCATCTATTTATCCTCTCTTTCCGCCCCGCCGCATGTATTGTCGGCGGAGCTATAGCTTCTCATGCAAACCGGAGCTGTCCGGTCTGCTCTGCTTTAATCTTCATATTTGGTGTCCGCTCTGCCACGCATAACTCTGGCAAATTCGCTCTGACTAATGCCGCAGGGATTGGTGGACATACTGCGTTACCGCATCGCCGCACCTGCTCGCTTCTCGGGTATGTCTTCCCTGTATAATCATGGTCAATGATGTAGTCGTCCGGGAATCCCTGACATCCATATAGTTCCCGTGGCTCAAGCATTCGCAAGCCGATGTCCACAATCTGATAATCTACGCCATTGATGGTTACCAGTCCAAATCTGTCCTGCGCCGTCACGGTGTCCAACGGTGCCTTTATATCCTGTCCAGTTCCCTGTCCATAATATTTGATTAAAAAAGCTCTCACCTCTCCGAAATGACCGTCTCCTGCTGTGATTGTCGGAATTGGCTCTTTTACATCCCTTCCATCACAATGATTATTCATCTGAATAAGGTTTACTGCACACATAGCGTTTCTTTCAAGTGTCGTAATGGTGTGCAATGGCTCTTTAATGTCAGAGCCGTTTCCCTGATAATTTCCGCCATAATACTTTTGGATGAATGATGTGACCAGTCCATACCGGTTTGAACCATCCACTGTCATGATCGGATCTTTGATTGTCTGCCCCCGGACTTCTCCCTGCGCCGTTTCGGAATGATACTGGATAAGCGTAGGGCTGATAAGACAATGTTGATTACCTGTGGTGATCGTATGTATCGGATCTTTGCAGTTTCCACCCGGATGATTTGTTGTATTTGTCCCCATATAAGGTGCAAGAGTCGGCTCACACAGATAATGCTTTCCGCTCCCCACAATAGTCGGCAATGGCTTTTCGATGTCGTGAACTCTAGGCGCCTGTCCTTTCCTCTCCCCGTACCCAATAGGAACAATAAACGGTTCCGGGTTGTCCAGCACAAACTTTTTCAGTCCTCGTGCTATTCTCTCCATCGTCTTCGGTGCCAGCGGACGTACTGCCCGGATCCCGTATTTCTCTTTGATTTCCTCGGACGTATCAAAAATGGACGGACATGGAAGAGAAAAGTCAAGCTGCGTGTATGCTCCCACATACGGTTTCAGCAGCCCAGCCTTGACCTCTTCACTGTCTACCGGTGCGTGTGTCGGCTCTGGCCAGACTATCGGCTTGCCATCACACCGCGCGATCATAAAAAATCTCTTGCGCATGGTCGGTGCACCGTAATCAGCAGCAATCAGCTCCCGGAACTGTACCTCATAGCCTAGATCTGTGAGCTGCTGAACAAATTTTTCAAACGTCTTTCCCTGCTTTGCCTTAATTGGATGATGCCGCCGCCCAAGCGGTCCCCAAGTTTTAAATTCCTCCACATTCTCCAGCATGATGACCCTCGGTCGCACCAGCCCCGCCCAGCGGCAGGCTACCCCCGCAAGGCCTCTGATGTTCTTATCCTTGGGCTTGCCGCCCTTTGCCTTACTGAAATGCTTGCAGTCCGGCGAGAACCAGGCAAGTGCCACCGGATGTCCGTTGCATGCTTTCACCGGATCCACTGCCCACACGTTTTCGCAGTAGTGCTTTGTGTTCGGGTGATTTGCTTTGTGCATCTTGATTGCTTCCGGATCATGGTTGATCGCAATATCAACGCTGTATCCAGTTGCTAACTCTATCCCAGTGGAAGCGCCGCCCCCGCCGGCAAAGTTATCAACTAGCAATTCTCCGTTAATCATTTGAAACCACCCCGCTTTCGCTTCTCAAGTAATCCATATACCCCACAGACTGGGTAAGCACATACACCGACACAGCGTTCGTGATCCTATCTACCAGTTCAGCAGAATCCTTGTGCCTTTCATACGCATCTTTTACCACTTCGCCGATCTGTGTGTACTGTGCTTTCCCCTGGCTGTTGATCCATGCAGTCGGATCTTTTACCGCTCCACATTTTATCTGGGATTTTAAATAGTCCGTCATTTCAATCTGACCATCACACTCATAATTGCCTAAATCTTTCATTTTCTCTCAAAGGAACCCGGCGCGCCTTTTATCCGGATAGGTTCCGGCTCCTTTCTTGACTTCATTTCTTTTTTTGATATACTATTTATATCGAAACACTTATTGTGTCGATTGGAAGTGGCGCATCAATCCTGACGAGACTATGCCTAGTATTTAGTGCAATACTAAGCAGCGTAACCGTAGTTTTCTTTTCCTTCTGTAAAGAGGTGGTACCCATGAAAAAACTTGAGACTGTAACAGCAATTTTTAATTCGTTTGCTTGCAACTGTTTATCTTTCATTGGGATTTACGCTGCTACTTCCGCTAACAAGTATAACTTGCTGATGGGGTGGTGAAATTCCACCGAATAGCGGAATGCACTGGTGCATGCTAAGGCATGCACCCTTTTTTATATCATCTGATCTAACGGTAAACTCATCTGCCCTTTGCAGTTGTCCCCGATCGTCGTAGGATCCCAACCCACTCCGATATAGTCCAGGACTTTCGCCCAGCCATAATCATTCCCGTCCTTGTCCTTGCACATATGAAACATCAGATAATCCCATTCTTTCGGGTTACTCTCATACAACAGGTCAAACCGGTGTGGGCGTTTCTCCATATGGATTCCAAACCCACACATACTGCAACCGGTACGCTGCGCCTTGGTTGTATACAATGTACCGTCCGGCTTTTTCTCAATCGTTCCGTAAATCTCCGGTATCAAAGAATCCGGCATCTGGAAGCACTCCGACATTCTTCCTGCCTTAAGGCCTGCGTCACGATACTTTTCTTTTAAGCCATGCTTCCAAAGTTCGTCCATCTCTAAGGCAAGTGTCAATATATCCTGTCTGTGGAATATCGCAAATGGCGCTGATCGGATGGTCGATGCCCCAAAATAGTTACATCCATTCATCCGCAGGCTTTTGGCACGTCTGCCGCCCTCGGATGCCATCAGTCCCAAATATGGCACGCTGTTATGTTCCTTGCCCCAATCATCACAATTCTTTTCCTTGAGATAATAACAGCACTTGGAAGATACGAGAAAGTCCGGCTTCTGAAAGTCGCACCCCTCATTTTCATTCTCATATCCACCAAACAGTTCCAGCCATCTTTGATTAAGCTGCATCTTTGAATTCTTCTGCCAGCCACCGTATTCCCCGGTTTCTCCCGTTATGATCGCATGTCTGACTGTCTTGTTCTTCTCGGTCGGATTCTGCAGCAACTCAATTTTCCCGGCGATCTCCTTGGATATGACCGGGAACCCGAATTCCTGTATAACTTTCGGCTTCGTCCATCGTGTACCATCCTCTCGCAGGAGAGGCGGCACATTTATAATACCGATCGCTTTATGTACCCTCTGGATGCTCTGATCCTCCAAAGTGGATGCCGATACCCCCGGAGCATCAATTCCACACACCTCATGGAGGAATATATATAAAATGATGCTGTCCAGACCGCCAACTGATACATGGCAGTTCAATCCTCTGCGGTCACATTCTGATCTGAACTCTTCCGCTCTGATCTGCGCATATTTGCGTTTGAAAGCATAATCCTGCTTTTCTTTCTGCATGAACGAAGCAATCTTTTCCTTTGTTCCAAGACGTTCCATTCTTTCCTGTACTGATTCCATTTCTTCACGGAGTAAAGAGCTCTTTTATGCTGGCCAGCAAACCTCTCACTCCTTTCTACTGATTTATTTTTTCTTACCTCTGGTCTTGAACTTATACACATCGTTTCTCTGCCGGCTTACCGCACTCCGGTAGCCGTTCAGCTTACTTGCTCTGCTCTTTCCCATGTACACCTCCCTCTATGGCATCTAAACAAGCGTTCCAGCCTGCATCGAACCTTCCATTGTCACAATGCTCTGGATGATCTGATCTCTCCGGCAGTTCCACAAGCGGGCACCAATCCGGCTTTTCTCCGTCTGGCAAAAGTTTTCCTACCGCACAGCACAGGTATTCGTCATCCTCCGTCTCATAGCACAATGTGCATTTCTGGCATACCTGTTCCGGCATATCCATAACCAATACTGCTTTAGCCATAATTTTTTTTTACCTCCAACTAAGATAATTTATATCTGTCTCTCGCCGCGGAACGAAACATCATAAAAAGCATTTCCGATAATGCTTTTTCTCTACTTCTGCGCTTTGCTTTCTTGATTACGGTCAGTTCTCTCCAGTTATTCCGCCAAGTGCTTTCTGTTGGCACAATCACGCCAACAGAATATGGGATTTCTTTTGATACAGCCGCATATACTTCCTCCGGCATTACAAGATAATTGTAGTCACCGATGAAATTCAAACCATGTCCCGAATGAAAATCCTCAACAGAAGATTTTATCTCGTAACAGTAAAAGTCCCCTTTCTCAATCCCAGAGACTGTATTGTTCACAGGCTTAAATCTCATGTAATCCACTCTGATTGCGTGTCCTGTGGCATAATCAAACGTGACTTCTTTAGCCATATAAATTCTTGTGTCGTTTTTGGGATTTATATATCTTTCAAGCGCTAAAGAAAGTTCTTTCGTAATTTCTGGTCGTTTGCTCATATTTCCTCCGGCTTATCAATTCTAATAAATTCTATCACGAATACATAAGGATTCGCTTCCCAGCCGTAGCTGTCAAGGTCGGTTTTTTTGATGGTGCTGTTCCAAAGGTTTTTCCACTCTTTCAATGCAATTTCCATATCTCCGGCATGAACTGCCATAGAAGAAATTCCTTCATTACGAATACCGTCAATGGTAATCTCCTGCAACCGCTCCACTCTCACATTCGTAACCTTAAGCCAGATACGCGCCGCTTCTTTCGGCATGTGGATGTTTGGGTGCCACCTTGCATCTCCATATATTTCATCTGTTGCCCGGTACATATAACAGCCACAGCTTTTATTCAAGGCGCTCTGTTGTGGTTCTCGGTAACAATTTCCATGTTCGTCTCCCTCGCAACAACAACATTCAAAATGTTCCCATGTTTCCCGGACATAAAGAATATCGCCCGGCTCGCAAGGCAACTTAAAAAATTTTTCTCCATACCCATCTGCAAATGTACCTCTACACGATATGTACCCTTTAGGTGTAAAAGCGGTATATCCCCATACGGCATCATCAGGAATATAGCCTTTTACACTTCTTCTCGTTGCACCTTTTCTTCTCTCCAGAATCGCCCGAACCATTTCCGTGTTAAATAAAATTGGCAACACTCTATTCATCCTCTGACTCCTCCTCGTAGCAACTATACACAATTGTGTTGTCTACATCGCAATCACTGTTATTCCATTCAATATCTTCTAATGCTCTGTCTTTCGCAATCTGAATAGCTTCTGCTTCTGTATCCGCTTCTATGTCATCATAGTCAATCGTAAGCTGTAACCCCACACTTGCATTCCACTTAGCCATCTACACCACCGCCTTTCACAATCTCGATTGCTTCATCCGTAAGCATTTCTTCCGGCTTTCCATGCAACCGTACACCAGAATTATATTCTTCGCTTCTTTCTTCCAACTGCTCCACAACCGCATCCACATCGTAGGCGGTCTGAATTTCGTCGACCTTATCCATCAACGTACCCATTTTCCAAAAGCTATTTATAACATCTTTTTCCTTCTCAAATGTATCAGAAATCATCTTCTTTACATCATCCGCATCAATCAATCTTCCCATCGTTCGCCCTCCTGTTCCATTCAGTAATTACTTCGTCCAGATTGTGCCCATTCGGATAAGACAACAACGGTACCCGACAATCTGGATTGTTACATTTGACCATGTACATTGTTCCGCCGCTCGACCAATGTTCAACCATCGGCTTTCTTCCACATATCGGGCACGTCTTAAGTTCTTTACTCATACTTCACACCCCTTTTCTTCCAACGCATTGTATAAGCGCAAGTATGTTTCAAAATCGCCCGGCTTCATCTTGTACGAAAGGAAATCCAAGAAATCCTTATTCCACAAGCATTCTTCCGGCGTGCCAATCGCATGGTAAGCATCCCAAGCTGCCGCATCCTCGTATGTAAGAATTTTTGCATTTATCGGATGCGGGTTGTTTGGCTCTTTTAATTGTCGTTCCAGTTCATCCACCACAGTTTCAAGAGAGAGTTCTCCGCTGAACATACCCGTAAGGCGCTTTTCCAATTCTCGGTACTGCTGGATTTCTTTAAGAGCCTTGATTGCCACGCTATAGGCGCATTTTTCTTTGCCATACATACATGCATCTGTGCAATATCTCGCCGTACCTTTTTCACAACATATTCCAGTTTTGATTCTTTCGATTGCTTCATTCTCTGTCATGTCTATCCCTCCTAATCTGCCATTACCGGCAAAGCAAAGGCCCACAGGCACCACGCCGATCCCGTCATCTTGATTCCGGCGATAACCGCAATGCTAACGGCGATCCACTTCACCGCTTTTTCAAAGCTCGATTTTCTGTTCTTGCGCTTCTCTCGGCATATATCGTAGCTCGGGCACTCCATGCAGCAATATTTTTTTCCAAGTTTGCATTCTTTTTCGCAACTCATTATTTTCCCTCACTCTCTATATGGTTCTGGCAGTGGCATCCACGCATTCACTATCAACTCTTCCTCAAGGCACGTTTCCGTGTCATCCCCTACATAGAAGTTGCCACCCTCATCTTTATTTCCCTCATATCTGCCAACTACAGGCAAAGAAAAGTTTTCAAATGACAGCAATATGTATTCTCCGCTCTTCGGAAGTCTCTCACTTACCGGAATCCACTGCCCAAACTCCGGCTTCCTCGCTACTGTTCTCATGCATTCAATCATTTCCCTGCTCCTTTCCGCGCCGCAACTGATACGGCACCTCTCTGAATCTCTTAAGAGCGTCGCTGCTCACATGCTTGCTCGGGCGTGTCATCTTCTCGCTGATTTCCATAACGCGTCTACGGCGCTCCTTACTGTCTCTATGCATTTATCTCGCCCCCTGTATTCCTCGATCGTAGCGGACACCACCGCGGCGACGTCTTAACCACTGGTAAAATCTCCCGCTTCGCTGTTTTGCAAATTCTCATGGGATCAAACCTCTCCCGCTGGATCTGACCGCAATGCTCACACTCCGCACAGATATGTACCGGCTCATAACCGTCATTTTCTGTGACGTACCGGAGACCGTTTTTATTCACGTAATACACCAAGCCGCTGTATTCACACCCGCCGTTCAGCGCCGGGCATATGATCTCATAGTAAATCTGTCTGATCGTCTTGCCTGCTTCAAGCGCTGCCACAATATCCTCTCGGTACGGGTCATACATGCTCGTTCTTTTTCTTCTCTCCATTTCATCCTCCCTGTGGTGTCGAATTAAGCAACTCCGCTTCCAACGCATCGTAATCGTAGTCCCGTTGGCTGAAATTATTGAACTTATTCCCACTGGTATTCTTGGGTTTGGGGGCTGTGCCTGCCCGCGCCCAGTTCCTAACTGCAGCCTTCCAGTCTCTCATTTTGTTTTTACCAACCATCCACCCGTTAGAAGTGTAATAGTCAAGAAATCTTTCCACATCAAAGCCGCTATATCCCTTTTCTGCACAATACTCTGCTACGTTCTGACGAGTGGGTGGGGAAAAGCGCATGCTTTTCTCTTTACTCTCTTTTTTAATAACAGGTACAGTATCAGTATCAGGAACAGTATCAGGGTTATTTTGCTTTTCAGAAAAAACATTTGCTTTTTTTGCTTTCTCTTGCTTTTCAGAAAAACCATTTGCTTTTGGTCTGCCGCCAAGTTTACCGGCTTCCCTGCGTTTCTCAACCTTTTCCATGTATGCTGCACTGTCTCGATCCATCCGCTCACGGATAAAGCTAAAAGCCATATCTGCCGCCGCATCCAGATCAAGCACCGGTTCCCCGGCGGCATAACACAGGATTGCGGTAAACAATTCGCCCCGTTGCTCCATGCTCATTTTCTGAATGTGCCGCAAATACTCTGTATATAGGACAAAACTGCTCTTTCCATCTGCCAAGCGATCACCCCGTTTCCAAGTCCTTGAGCAGGTCTTTCAGCGTCATTTTCGCCTGTTCTGCGGTAAGTTCCGTGATCGTCACTTCAATCCTCGGATTCTCCTTATCCACAAACGTATCGAAATAGAAGTGCGGGATGCATCTCTGGTTGTCGTCCTTGATTACCCATGCCTTTTTCAAGCTGTCCTGCACAAACTTAGCCGCGCAGGACAAAATATTGTCGTTATCCCGGCGCCGGTCTTTCTCGAAAAACCGGTAATAGATCAGTACCGGTGCCGTAATGGTGCCAATACCAGGAAGCTGCCGCCGGATCTGCCAGATGATTCCATCCTCATTCTTCTGCTTCATGTGTCCGCCCTTGTGCGGATTCGTCCGGTTGGCGGCAGTGTATTCATTCAAACCATCCAACCGCCCCGGGATCGTGAACTTATACTCCATCCGCACCACCCATTCCAGCATTGCAGCTTCTCACATCAAGGATCGTATTGTTACTCGGATTCCACCCCTCTACATATTCAAGAGCATTCTCAAAACGCAGTGACGGGATGTTATTTCTCGAATTGACTGCGAAATAGTCCTGTATATCATGATTGCATTCCGCGAAAACCTTTTTGCTTAATTCCTTGTACGCCGGAGCTTTCTTACCACCAAGGATCTCGATGACTCTCTTATTTACAGCTTTCTTTAATTCCTGCTGCTGACCGTAGTCAATCGTCATGGTATTTTCGAGATGTTCGATGCGGTTCTCGTGATCGTCTACCATTCCAAGCTGAATCCGCATCATTTCTTCTGGCGTGAGTCTCTTCTGATATGATCCGGTCCTTCTGATCTGTGGCAGCACTTCGGATGTTACCCAGTGCTTAAATCGTTTGGCAGTTGCCAGCTTGCTAGAAAGGATAAGACTGTATAGACCAGACTCATTGATGATGATTGTTTCTTTATCCTGATTACCATCAAAGAGCATGATCTTGTGTCTGTCCTCTTCGTCTACATGGCGGTTAATATCTCGACTACCGTTTTGGTACCCGAGAATATCCGCCACATCCTTTCCTACAAACCATGGCGCTCCGTCCATGGTTACTGTTCGGATCTCTCCGAACTCTCTATTCTTAAAAATCTCTAACTGATTCAACATTTCTCCTTTCCCCTCCGGGACGACCCCGGAGGTATCCATGGCTTCGACAGTTCGTGATATAATAAGTCTCCGCATGATCGTTTTCTTTCGCCCGCAGGCGGGTGTTTCAACCCTATAACCAGCTCCGCCCGAATATCCGCTGGAACTCTTCTCTGCTTCCGTAATGGCTTTCAAAATATTCCTGTGCCATCTGCTTAAGCTTCAGATCCATTTCAGCGGCATTCTTCCCCGCCCGCGTTCCATTCGGATGCAGATCCGGGCGAAGCGGTATGACAAAACCATACTTCTCGCTATTCTTCCGGTTTGGATTACCGGGGAAAATATGATGGCGTTCAACCGGCGCCGCGCCGGTAAAATAGCAATGTTCCATATCATCCGTGAATACGCTCCATAATCGCTTCATACGCCCCACTCCTGTTTCATGCGCTCCAACTCGTCCGGTGTCGCAATCTCAATTCCAAGTTCCTGTGCTTCCTCTACGATACGATCAATAAAATGTGCCATCTCCGCAGAATCATACTCGCTGGAACCTTTAATCATGAGGTAAGCCGCGAATTTCCCGTTATCCTTGATATACTTCCAATGTCCCGGCAGCTTTGCAATGTCTACCGATTTATCAAGCGTAACGGTGATGTACTCTCCCTCTTCCTCGTAAAAGCATCCATATTTCTGCAGCATCTGTTCATATACTTCCTCTTTGCTAGAAGCTATGTCTGGATGATTTGCAATCTTGGTCATAAGAACCCACGCATATGCGTTAGCATCAAGGCTCCTCTTCTGCCGGTATTTAACCGCCTTGATCCGCAGCAGATCATCTTTTTTCATATTTTCAATCTGACCGGCAGCCGAAGCGTCAACCTCAAACGTGAGGATGATGCCCTGTCCATCAAATGTCCGGCTTGCACCAGTCAGCTTTCCGGTAGTCTCCATCAGGCATCAGCTTCTTTCTTTTTCTTATACCAGGTCTCTACCTGTTCGATCAGCTTGTTTGCCAGCTCCGTAGAAATATCAGATGTACCGGAAAAATTGTATATTTTCTTAAGTCGGTTCATGATATCTACTGTCTTTGCGTTCTCACACATTTCAGCATAGGCATCCACAAATTCATTGATTTTCTGTAACTGCTCTGCTGTCGCCGGTGTAAACTGCGGTGCTGGTGCAACTGGTTCCGGTGTCTCGCCGTCCGGGTCTTTCATCTCCTCGGTCGGAATGCAAAATACCTGAAAGCATGCATATTTAAATGCAATCGCCATTGCCTTGTTGGTTGCTTTATCTCCACTGTCCATGCCCTCGCCAACTGTGATTGCTTCAATAGACGAGCCGTCCTCTGCATAGAACGTATATTTTATCCGGCAGATGGAATAGATCAGAACCGCACCCTTATTTGTGGTTCGCTCCTGTCTCTGCTGTTCCAATACTTCCGGAACAATAAAAATATGATTCTTTACCAGCGCCGGATTGATTGCATTCATGACCGCATCAATTCCGCGGTACTTAAAGCCCTGCTGTTTATTCACTGCATCTTTACCGACCGCCCCGATCTCTTCCATGCACCGAGAGATCGCTTCATATATATTCATTTTTCTTGCTACTTCCGCCATGCCGCCCTCCTAAAACAGTTTATTTATAAGATTCATTGCGTAGGTTGCATCAACCCTTTCCTCGCCGGTTTCTTCCATATGCTTCTGAATGGCATCAACCATCATCTTAAAATATGTTGTGTCAACACCCGTCAGCTGATCCTCGAGAACCTTTACGTCCTTCAGATCTAATTCATTCAACTGGAAACACATCTTTACATACTGTCCAGCATTGATGTGATAACCGCGCTCAAGGTATTTCCGGGTCCGAACAATCGAACATAACGGATATTTTGATCCGATATAGTACAGCTCCTTGTTGATAATGCATTCAAGTGCTTTTTCTGGAAGAAATAATTCGTTGTCCCAGGAGCTCCATGCACATGTGCAGTGTGCAAAATCATAGTTCTTATGAATTTCCTCCACCTCGCCATAGAATCGAATTACAAGCTGCACCTTGTCTGTCAAAGTGATTGCGTTGCTCGTGATAAATCGAGGCCTGTACTTTTCATTCTCCGTCTCCTGCTCCAAAGCTTCCTCAATCTCCTCTTCTGTGGATGCAAAGTTATGCTCTTCATCTGCAATGCCCGTAGACGAAACAAAGCAGTCGATTTTTCCCGTTTTATCATCGCATCTTACCGAAACCGGCTTGTCCGGATGCTTTTCATTCCATTTTCCAACATAGTATGTTGCTACGGTCACACACGCTTCTTTGGTCCGGAAGTAAACATCATAATCATGGAGTTCTTCGCCAGTCAAAAGTGAAACAATTGCACCGCCAGTAACAATCACATTATCCCTTATAATCTTTTTGATGCTTTCGTCATCAATATTCAAAATCCAATCGCGCAACTTGTTATTCAAGTGCTTTCTGATGTTTTTACCATTCATCTCTATACCCTCCGAAATTTAATACCGTACTCACGCATAGCAGCTTCAAGCTGTGCGATCTGGAACGGATCAGCAACCACTTCATACCGTACGGTTCCCTCAGGTGCCGTTGCAGACCGCACCTCTTTTTCTTCCTCAAGAGCAACATCCGGCACAACTTCCGGTGCCGCCGGTTCTTCATGCACCAAAGTAGCTTTTCTCTGCTCTTCCTCTGCCGCTCTGCGTGCCTCCTCTTCTGCCTTTCTCTGCTCTTCCTCTGCCTGTCTCCGCAGGATTTCTTCCTTCTGCTTCTGGTACTGGTTCATGGCTGTAATGGCATCTGACAGTTCCAGCGTTGCCTTATACTTCGCCAGACCTTTATCCTCAAACTCCGATTCCATCGCCCGGATAGTGTCCAGATCTTTCTCTACGTGCTCCACATGTGCTGTGATGGCTTCTGTGATGGCTTTCTGCGTAGTCGTGGAATTCTCCCATCTGCTGTCATAGATGCGATCCAGCGGCAGATACTCCATCACGGTTCCATGCTCCGCCATAATCCCGGTATAGATTTCACAGATCATCGCTTTCTTTGCTTCCACGCGCCTACGCTCAAACTCCTCGATCTGCCCGCTGATAAAGTCGATCGGTTCATCAATCAGCTTGTCCAGTTCCTTGACCTGCGCTTCAAAATTGGTATACGGCTCCATAAATTTTTTCTTGATCTCGATTCTCCTGTCGTTCATCGCATTTTTCAGCTTACGCAGGCTTGCCACTGTCTTTTTAGCTTTCGGCTGGGATTCCGCGGTAAACACCATCCCTTTGTACTCCTCCAGCCCTGCCGCAAGGGCTGCCTTGATCTCTTCAAAGTTGGTCTCGATACTTCCGTTTTTCTGTTCTACCAATAAGTTAATTTCCTGCATCTTCTATCTCCTTTTCTTCTCCAAACCGCTCCTCACGGTCGTATATTGCTGCCAGTTTCTTTCTATGCCGCTGTGCCCGTGCCTGCTCCGCTTCGTATTCGTCCCAGTCCGGCGCATCCGGCGCTATCTCAATCATCGATATACTCCCACGCTCCTTTTCTGCCGTCATCACTGATCTCAAGTGTCAATGTTGTCTCCGGGGAAACGGCAAGAGTGCTTATAATCTCCCCGTTCTCTCCAACATTGATTGTCATGTTCCCATCAACGCCAACCCCTTTCAGCGCTTCCGGCAGTTCCCGCAATAAGTCCACGAGATTGCACATGTCCTTGTTACATAACCTTGCTTTCACTTAGAAAATCCTCCACTTCCATCTGCGCCCAATTCTTTGCCAGGATCATCCGCGCCATCTGTTCTTCTCGCTGCTGCCGCTCCGTCTCCCCGGTAACGCAGTCATCACACATACCGTTCTGACCCTCGCCCGGGTCCATTGGATGACCGCAGCACTTACATTCTCTGAAAATCATAAAATCACACTTTCAAAAACTACTCTTTCGTGTTACAATAAACGCAGAAATACTTATGTATTCCTACGGTAAATAGCACCTGCGTTCGCCAAAACAGTCAGGGTGCTATTTTTTTGCCCTCAATCTCAATCCACACAATATCCGGCTTGTCCATCTCGATCACAACCTCGGTGCGCCGCCGCTCCGCCAGCATGTAAATCGCATAGCCCGCGCCGCCCAGAAAGCCACCAATGATACACAGCGCTCCCGCAAGGTAGCCGTACACATCCTGCGAGTCCAGACAGCATCCTGCAAGCAGTGCCGTGACTACGCCGACCGCCGTAACGATCTTACCTATCCTTTTCAACGTTCTCACCTCCCTGCTCCCGTCGTTCCAAGTCGCCACTTTTCAAATGCTACCGTGTCAAACAATATCGGACTGTTTTTTTTAGGAGTCGCTTTCCATGCGTAACTCTGTCCTTTTCTGCGGTAGGCATAAAGCAGATAATCCCGCGGGAATCCCATTCTTTCAAGTTCTGTTGCTCTCATTACAGGTTTTGGATAATTCATGTAATCACCTACCTCTCTACCGGAATCCCAATCACACTCTCCACCAATTCAATATGCTCCGCGGATATGCGCTCCGCGGATATGCGGATCATGATTCTTTTTCAACCAGTCAACTACCGGCTGGCACAGTTTCTCAAGCTGCTCTGCTTCACTCACTCTTTTTCATCCCCTTTCTTCAATACAATCATTGATACTATTGAAGGAAATACTGATAATCAGTAACTAAAGCACATTGGCTCTTGCGGAAATCAGCTCTGCGAGAGCCTTTGTCTCTTCTGCAACTTCACTGTAAACATCGCCAGCTGAAATTATTCCGATGATATACTCCGCCAGCGCTTCAATAAGTGCATCTACTTTTTCCATTCTTCTCACTCCCTTCTTATTTGCTGTCCGTTTTATTGGACAGGTAATGTGGTATCATTACTTTACTGGGATTGTTTTTCTGGCATTCTCAAATGCAATTAAATCTTCCTCAGAAATTCTGTATTCTTTTCCAAGCTTGATTGCACCGAGTTTCTGCCGACGAATCCATTCCCATACAGTAATAACTTTAACTTTGTATCTCTCTGCGACCTCATCGCAGGTGTACATTTTTGACAAAAATATCCCTCCTTTTTGTGTGTTATTTATACTTGTGTTTACTTCGGTTTAGTGATATAGTTTATTAAAACGAATCATACATATATCAATAACGAAGTACTTTTTCAGAATCGAACTTTTACTTTGCCGTTTTGCTTCGGTTCAATCAAGTATGTCCATACTATAGCATTAGATACTTCGGTTGTCAATAAGTATTACTTCGTTTTTAACAAAGTATTTTATATTTGTGAAAGGTGGACAAAAAATGTATGAAATTTTTGAGCAATTATTACAATCCCACGGAATAAGTGCTTATAAATTCTGTAAGGATACTAGTGTATCTCAATCAACTATCAGTACTTGGAAAAAGAAGAATTCCAGATGCGGTATGGACTTAGCCGAAATTATTTCTAAATATTTCAATGTAAGTATTGATTATGTGATGTATGGAAATGAAAAAGATTTGAACTCCGTTTCTCAAACTCTTTCTGCTAAGGACGAGCGCGATATTGCAAAAGACATGGAAAACATTCGTCAGAAAATAAAGAATGGCTCTGACGGTCCTCTTTTCTATGATGGCGAGCCGATACCGGAAGATGATGCAGAACTGCTCCTTGGGCAGATTGAATTAATGATGCGCAAATTGAAACCTATTAATAAGGAGAAGTACAACCCTAACAAGAATAAAAAGTAGGTGTTACATAAATTGAGAAAAGACATAAAACAGTTAGTAAATCACTACGTTTTAAAATTTAATACCAGAAATCCATTTGAGCTTGCAGATTACCTCAATGTGGAGGTTCAGATAGGTGCACTGGGAAGCCGCGCTGGATGCTATATGTTCCTAAAGAATCACAAGTGTGTATTCTTGAATGAGGACTTACCAGAAAATGAAATGCGTCTTGTTATGGCTCACGAACTGGCACACTCAATCATGCACCGAAAAGAAAACTGCTATTTTATCCGTAACAAAACACTTTTACTCAATTCCAAAATAGAAATCGAAGCAAACACATTTGCAGCGGAGCTTTTAATACCGGACGAATTAATTTTCGAGCACCCAGATATGTCTGAATCACAAATAGCAAGATTGGCTGGATATAATGAACAAATTATGAATTTTAAGAAAATACTATGAAAAACGATAATATTGTGAAAATGAAAAAAATGATTTTTGAAAAAG